GTGGAAGACCACTTAGAAGCTTTTACCGAAAGAGTTTTGGAAATGGAAGATAAGTATCAAGAATTGTACGGCGAAAACTAGAATTTAAAAAAACAGGAGAAAAATATGTTTAATCTTAACCAATTATCAGCAGAAATCGAAAAATTTACCTTAAACAACAAAGGTGACGTTCAACTCACGATTGTTTTAAGCGGCTCTAAAGTCGACTTGGAAAAGCTTAAAAATGCTAAAGCAAGATAAAGTTTACGTTGACCTAACGTCGGCGCAACAAACCTTAGAACTCGAAGAGGAAGAGGTAGACACTGATGGTCCACTTCAATAAAAGAAATGATTATAAAGGCGAAAAGTACGACTCTCAGAAAGAAGCGAAGTTTTACCAACGCTACCTAGAAGCTTTTGAGGGCTCTTACATCATTCGTAAGCATCCCCAATTTGACGTGCTAGACAGACACGCAGTTGGAGGGATGTTTGGGCGAAAGATGGTTTATACCCCTGACTTTGTAGTTATGAACAAACAAGGTGAGATTTTACACGTATTCGATGTTAAAAATTCGATTACTCCAAACGAAAAGGGTTGGACTAAGTCGCCTAAGGTTTATGCAAGCGATAGTTCTAAAATGCGTATCAAACTATATCAAGCGCGATATGGTATTCCTGTAGAAATAGTGGTCCCAATGGCGAATGGATTTCGCATGACAATTATAGGGCTAACCAAAACTATCGGATTACATGAATTTAACTCCATTGAAGACTACGAAGTTTGGGACTACACAGGAAGGTGACAATATGTTGTGGGACAAAATTCAAAAGAGGTTAGACGAATACAATTTGACAGTGTACAAATTATCGAAAATCACGGGGATACGAGACCAAACTTTACGCAATTACAAAACCGGGACCGAACCGTCTTTTAAAAATATCTGCAAAATTGCAGATGCGTTAAACGTTAATTTGGATTACTTCCGAGATTAATCAGCTTGCTAGTCTGTCAAAGGACTAGCAAGTATAGGGCTGATGGGAGTTAGCCCGCATCACATCGTAAAGAGTGGCGACTTAATCGCTAGCATGAAAAGGGGGCTTTCCCCCTCATTTGGAAGCCAAATTAGCACGAGGGCGAAAATATACATTAAAACTTTCTCCTTTAGATATTCAGTGAAAAAACTACTGCACAAGCCCAGTGGGCGGTGCAATTCCGTCGGTTTCCGTCGGTCGCAAGCGGTCGACCAAAAAATTTATATATAGTCTTTCAATTCACACCGCTACAGAGCGTGGCAGGCGCTCAAAACGGAAAGGAGGTTTCTCCTTTTCTATACTTATTCATTTCTTGCCAGACATCACAAATTGACCGCGTAACTAACAACTTTTTTTCTACTTAATTCGAGCGGGCCCAGTGCGAGTCTGGGGGATGTCTTTGGTCCGTGGCAAATTATAATTTCTACTCCACTGATCACTTGAGCGGACCAACGTTAAGGACACGTAAGTCCGAGTTGCAATCAAAAATTTGAAAGGAAGTGAACATCCTCCTATTTGGAAGTTTTTATTGTGACAGAAAATTCAATTCAGCTATTGCCGTGGTGGTAGGTCTAGCAACGCCTAGGATGATTCGATTTCATCCCTCTAGCATATCCTGGCCGGGAAAAATAAGTAGGAGGAAGAAAAATGAAAAAAATTAACAAAAAATTGGTTGGAATTGTAACAGCACTAGGATTATCAGGGATGCTGCTAACCGGATGTACGCAAGCTGAAAGGGCGTCTCACAATTTAGCGCAAGAATCAGATAATTTTAACGTCGTCAGAAAGGTGACAGTGATTGATGCGATCACTAACGACGTCATGTTTCAGATGACAGGGCGCTTGTCGATTAATACGGAGTCAAGTAAGAAATTGGTGATTACCGTCGAAAATAGCAACGGGAGCTACCAAAAGCACATCATCGGATTATCAGATAACGTAACCTACGTCGTTTCCGATGTTACCAAGAAGAATGTTTCTAAGTACAACTATGAGATTAACTACAATCCGAAAATGTGGAAGCCGGCGACTTTCAAGAATATCGATTAAGGAGGGAAATACATGAAATACGAGGAATTTAAATGGGCTGTGAAGTTTATGGGACTTGACATTGTAGAAGATGACGAAGATGTAGTGGTAACTAAAGGAGGGAACGGACCTGGTAGGTTTGTTATGGCTATTTCTAAAAAACATCTAGGAGATATGGAGGCCCTTTCTGGTATCAGAACGTTAAATGACGACATCGTTAAAAGTGTAAATCAACTAGCAAGCAAATTGTCAACGACACCGATTGAAGAGCGATAGGGAGATGTGAAAATGGCAACAGAAATTAAGTTATCGGATGATTACCGCTTATACAAGAACGATAGATATAACTGGCAGTTACAGAAATGCGTGAAAGGTAAGAAAAAAGTTGATTGGAAGGTGCTAGGGTACTGGCAATCCATCAGCGGAGCTTGCAAGGGGTATCTAAGCGAGTTAGAGGCCGAAAATAGCGCCGAAATCGAAACTGCGGGTGATTATGTCGAAAATTTAAACAAAGCCGTAGACGAAGTGTTAGAGCGGTTAGAGAGTGGCATAGAAAAGTTAGGAGGTAATTAAACATGAAAATTAACAGAACAAACGCAGAGATTAAGCCTGAAGACATCTACCAACTAGGTAACATTATTGAAGATTCTCGTGGAGAGTACTATTTAGTCGTGCGAGATAATGGAACAGATGAGTACAGATTAGTAACCTTATCCAAGGGTAGACTCATCGCAACCAGATTTGGAACTTTGAAAGAACTAGCCGAGTGCTACTATGAGGATGGCGACAGGGTAGTGAATGCTACTTTCACCGCGGAGGATTAGCTATGAAGTTTGAAGAGCTAAAGCAGGAAGTTGCAAAGTTAGGATTGACGACAAGACAGTTCCCGGCACGTACCGTGATTTTCGATAAATCTGGCTTTGTAGTGATGAGCGTGTGGACGGATTTCAGCAGGGTAGTCGAAAGTGATTATCCGAAGTGGAACGAGTTGCCAAACAAGGTGCAGAGAAGATTGATTAAGCTAAGTGAAGATTATGTGATTGAGGAGGAAAAATAATGAAAAAAACTTATAGAAAAATTGCAACTATTCAAGCCGAACAGTTTGACGGTAGTCAAGAAATGATGAAAAAATATAAAATTTTAGACATTGGTCCTATGAGTAGTCCGATGGTTAAAAGGCCCATATACCACTTTTGCACTCTCGAAGGTAGCTTAGAAGTTAATATTGGTGATTGGATTGCTACGGGTATAAAAGGCGAACACTGGGCAATTAAAGATGATATTTTTCGTGAAACATATGCAGAGGCGAAGACAAAATGGAATAAATTCAAAACCCGTCCGATAACGGAAGAAGAGAGAGAAGAACGGCCTTGGGTTGATGAAGAGTACAGATTTGACCAACCCACGCCCGAACTTGGCCAAAAAGTTTTGGTCACTGATGGTCAGTGGGTAGGCGTTGATGAATGGGATGATTTCGCCGGTGTCGTCGGGTTGCTTGACTTTAATTGTTACGATACTGGTTATGACAACTTATGGTGGGCTCCGATACCAGACCTACCTAAAACTGAGGAAAAGTGATGTTCAAACTTATAATGGCAATCATATCGATTTTTGTGGTTGTAACGGGAGATATGAGCTCAATGATGTCTTACGAGGTATTCTAGTGATGTTGATTTGTATATGGGCTGAAATGGAGGAAAAATGATGATTACAAGATTTGTCGAGTTGAGCGAATCGAAATTGAGAGATAAAGCTATCGAGTACAATTTCAAAACAATAAAAACAGAAATTGAAATCCGCAAATATTACATGAGTGGGGATTTTGAATTTCACATCGGTAGGAGAGACGCAGTGAGCAAGTATCCTTTTGCCAGCTATTTAGACGGAGTGCTAGAGGAGTACACCGAGCGGATTCCTAAATCGTATGAAAGTGATGCCCGTAAGTTCCTAGAAATGGTTACAAGCGAGGAGGAAAAATAACCATGAGTGAAGAAGTAGAACACAAGGTAGAGGTGTAATCATGCGGAAAATACTAACTTTTATTCCGGGAACTATCGCTACGTTATATCTAATAGCCTTATTAACGGCGTTGATTTTATTGCTATTTGGTGAGTCGGAACCGATAACAGAACTTGCAAAGTTTAGACCAAAAAATTCAGACATATTTCTTTTGCTGTCAGGGGTTATGGTTGAGTTGTTTTGGAAAGATTGAGGGAAAGACTGTGGGTGAATTAATGAAGAAGGATAGATATTATGCCGAACAAAAGCGGGCCTTGCGAGCAGTCAACAAAGAATTGGGAACTGACTGGAAGATTCCGCTAATTCAACCAACGGATATCTTAGAAGAACTCAAACGTTATCAAACTAAGGCGCTAGCGGAAGGAATTAGACGCGGGACCTTGCTAGAAAGAAGGCGATTGTATCGACAAACACGAAAAACAAAGAATGTTAGCTGGTATATAGCATACGACTTACAGGATTGGCCTATTTATTTAGGAACCGCAAAGCAAATGTCGGAATACTTTTGTGTCGATGAAAATACGATCAAGTGGAAAAGTACACCACTAGCACACAAACGGTCGAAAAAACAAAAGTACCGAGTATTCAAGATAGAGGATTAACCATTTATAACGAAGAGGGAAAGTAATGTTAGAAATCAAAAATAAGTCCGTAAAACATGCTTTGGACGTGATTAATGGACTGTATGGTCCAGCAGACACCAAGAAGAAAATTGAAGCCTTAGAGGGCGTATTTCATGCCGGAGAGGATCAAGAACGTAAAGTGTGGCAGGCGAAAATTGAAAAATTTATTGATAAATATGAGGGAGGGTGCTAATGGAAATCGTAGAGCAATTAGTAGCATTCTTGGGTGGCATAGTTTTTACTTTGCTAACTGCATCTTTAATTTATGTCATGAAAGTTGATGAGGAAGAACGGAGGAAAAAATGAATTTTATCGAGCCAGGAACGAAAGTCAAGGTGATTACAGATAAAAACACACCAGACGAACGTATTTATGTTGGGTGGGTAATTAGCCATTACCCGTTAGATGACCGACACGGAAATATCCAAATTACATTCAGAGATAACGGACGCTGTGCCGGAATTGAGTATAACGAAGGGGTGGAAGTGATTGGTTAAAATCGCTAAGAGGATATAGACGTTGAAAAAATTAGCATAAAATAAAAACCGGCACAAAGCCGGCTTTTAACTTATATACCTTTCGGAAAAAAGTAATCAATCAATAGGACAACTATATTATAGCAAGGGAGAGCTAAAAATGCTTTTGTTTGATGAAAAAGTTAATCTGAAAGCTACCGCGCAAAAAGTTGATGATTTTTTTACTTCCGATTATGGACGGTTGAAAAGAATGGCTTCAATCACGACGATTAAAGCTACTAGCTTTGGTGAAAAGGTTAGCAGCGGAAAAAGAGAAGAACTAGCGGACAAGTACAACAAGGCCGTGTGGGCCAGAAATGTTCTAGAAGCTGTAGAAGATTCCATTATGGCCTGTGATGAGAAAAGCAAATTAATTTTGGAATTGAAGTACAAAAAGCATTATAGAATCTGGCAAATTTATCAAAGATTAGGATATTCGGAAAGTGGGTATAACAAGTTAAGGGTAATTGCATGTAATCAATTTGCGGACGCTTTCGAAGCTTTAGCGGAACCTTTGCTAGAAGAAAAAAGTGACCTGCATGTATATGAAAAATAAAGCAAGGAATACGGGAGTTCCTTGCTTTTTGTGTAATATCCGAATTAATACGCAAAAAAGTAAGGTAAACGTGCGGAAAAAAGATGGAAAGAGTGTGGTTCGTGAGAGGTTAAAAAGCTATATTATGGTAGTGTGATAAAAAAGATAAGCAAGGGAACTTGTTTATTAGTCTTTAAATGATTTGATTTTGACCGGCAAACCACGCCGGTTTTTTTGTATACAAAGACAACCTAAAACATTAATCGGAGGTGGGTGAAATGAAGTGAGTATTGATTACAAAAAGTTACAAGAGGGGGCTTTTGGTAAATTAGATAAACGACGTCAAAAAGCAGTCGCGCTATTATTTGATGATGAATTAACGGATGAAGAAATTGCCAAAAGTGTAAACCGTTCACGGCAGACGTTATCTAAGTGGAAAAAAGAGCCTACCTTTATCGCAGCACAAGAACAGTATAAAACACTCGTCGTATCTGAAAAGTACGAAAGTGCTGCACTAAGAAAGCTTTACCAACTTCTTAACGCTAAGTCGGAAATGGTCCAACTGCAAGCCGCAACTACAATACTTAAGCTTGCTAACCGCCTATCCGACAATAGCAACCCAGAGCTTGATAAAGTTAAGATTAAGAAGGGCGAAGCAGAAGCACGTACGGCAGAAGCCAAAGCAATTTTGGCGGAATACGAAGTTCAAATTAAGCAAGAAGAATTTGGTGAAAACGACGACGAGGAAAGAGACGACGACTTACAATCCGCAGTCGGACAAGGAATGGAGGGGCTATTCGGTAATGGTGACGAAATCGAAACTTAGCATTAGATTTAGCTTTACTCCATTTTCCAAACGACAACTCCAAGTCATGTTTTGGTGGCAATCTCCGGAATACGAAGATAAGTTCGCAATTATCGCAGACGGCTCCGTCCGGGCGGGTAAAACAGTTGTGATGTCAACCAGTTACGTCCGTTGGGCCATGATGAACTTCAACGGAGTTAATTTTGGGATGGCTGGGAAGACGATTGGTTCCTTACGGCGAAACGTGATTAGAACGCTGAAAAAGATATTGATTTCGGAACACTACCGCGTCAAGGATAATCAAAGTGAAAATATGCTAACAGTGTCCAAGAACGGTAACACGAATTACTTTTTTCTATTCGGAGGGACCAATGAAGCTAGTCAAGACTTGGTGCAAGGTATCACTGCTGGAGGTTTCTTTTTTGACGAAGTGGCCCTTATGCCGGAAAGTTTCGTCAATCAAGCAACATCACGGCTATCTGTGGAAGGTTCTAAAGTATGGTTTAACTGTAACCCCGGAAGTCCGTATCACTGGTTTAAGTTAAACTGGATTGATCGCCTTGCAGAAAAGAAAGCCATTCGGGTCCATTTTCTGATGAAAGATAATCCTAGTTTATCTCAAGACACAATAGACCGTTACGAAAGCATGTATTCGGGTGTGTTTTATAAGCGATACATTCTAGGTCAATGGTCGGTTGCCGACGGGATTGTTTATGACAATTTCAACCAAGACACAATGGTTGTGGATCCACCGGCAGATACCGTTTATACCAAAAATTGGGTATCGGTCGATTATGGTACGCAGAACCCAACTGTATATCACTTATGGAGCTTGCATGACGGTGTGTGGTACAACCGAGCCGAGTATTACTATTCCGGACGTGAGAAAGGTCACCAAAAGACAGACGAACAGTTCGTTGATGATATGGAAACCTTTTTTAGCGCTAACGAGTTATCGAAAACTGACACCAATTTAATTGTCGACCCGTCGGCAGCTTCTTTTAAACGGTCACTTAAGAACCGAGGATTTACTGTGAAAAACGCAAACAATAATGTTGTTGACGGTATCCGTTTCATGATGTCGCAGATGAACGCTGGCAAGATGAAATGGACTTCTAGCAGTAAACATGCGCTAAAAGAATTTAATTCTTACGTATGGGATGAAAAGGCGGCTGAACGCGGAGAAGATAAGCCGGTCAAAGAACACGACCACGTAATGGACGCCGACCGTTACTTTGCTATGAAAGTTTTGAGAAAACCGAAGAAAACAAGAAACATCCGGTTATACAAGGAGGGACTATAATTGGCGGAATACTTATCTAAGCGCGCTATCGTTTCAGACGACGGCGTTTTTTATTACAGTCAAAAGCAGGGCGAAAATCTAAGCATAGACGATTTACGCAAATTTATCGATTATAACGAAAGTCGTTTCGTTCCTGACTACAAGAAATACAAAGACTACTACAAAGGGAAACACGTCGCTATTATCCAAGCACCCGCCAAACCTAATGGCAAGCCGGATAATCGAGTAATCCTCAATTTCGCTAAGAAGCTAGTGGACACCTTCAATGGTTTCCTCACAGGTAACCCGGTTAAAATTACTCTGGAGGAAGAAATTGCCAATAAGGAACTTGCTGAATTTAACCGCCGGAAAAATATTCCGGAAGTAGTCGCTGAAGTTTCCAAGCAAGCTGACATTTATGGCAAGTCACACTTTTTTATCTTTTCAGACGAAAAGGGAGAAATTTACCTAACCGCAGCTACCCCAGATGAAACTTTTGTGATTTACGATGATACCGTCTTACATCGCCCGCTTTATGGCGTAAGATACAGCAGTCAGGGAAATTTCGGTGTCGGTTACAACGTAGAACTTTTTTCAACAGAAAAAACATGGAACGTAAACACTTCAAATGCCAACGGTGGCTTAGGTGAAGGGCAAGTCAACGAATTTAAGTCAATTCCAATTATTGAAGCTTCGGAAAACTCCGAGAGAATCAGCGTAATCGGAAATGTGTTAAGTATCGTCGACGAGCTAAACAAGGCTATCAGTGAAAAGTCTAATGACGTTGATTATTTTGGTGATGCCTATATGAAAGTCCTAGGTGCACTCTTAGAACAAGAAGACTTAAACGCACTAAGAGACACTCGCATTATTAACCTCAAATCCTCAATGGATGAAGATGAACCTGCAGAAAACTTGGACGTCGACTTCTTATCAAAGCCGGATGCAGACGCAACACAGGAAAATCTCATTAACAGATTGCTAGACGCGTTATATCAAACAAGCATGATCGTCAATTTAAACGATAAAGACTTCGGAAATTCTAGCGGTGTCGCTTTAGAAATGAAGTTCAAACCAATGCTAAACCTAGCAACGGGCAAAGCACGTCAATTTACGAAATCATTACGCGAAGTTTACCGTATTTTGTTTAGCACTGGTTTAATCGCTGGAGTCGACACGGAAGCATGGAGTGACCTGGATATCTTATTCCACTATGATTTACCGCACGACATCAAAGACGAAGCGCAAACCGCACAAACCTTATCGGGGCTTGTATCGCGTAAGACATGGCTTAAAGCTTTATCTATCGTTAATGATGTTCAAGCGGAATCTGATGCGATTGACAAGGAGCAACAAGACCAATTAGCGACTAACATGCAAGTTATCGCTGATAATAGGGGGCTAACTGATGGTATCGGTCAAGGAAGAAAAGAAGCGGATTGATTACCTTTTAGAACGGGACAACGTAACCGACAAACAGTTAGACGCCGTTTATCAAGAAGCGCTAGCAGGACTTCAAGAGGTTATCGGTGACTTTTACCTTAACTATTCCGTTGATGGGACGCTAAACGGCGTTGATTTATCACGCAAGGTAACCAGGAAAGACCTAGAATTACTACGGCGACAGTACGCTAAACTTCCAGATGATATGGAAATTCCAGAAAGTAAAAGAGCAGATGTTTACGTCGCACAAGGTAACATCAATCTAAGTGGTCTGTTAGCCGGTGCGATTGGTTTAGTTATGTTAGCCGCTGCTTTACGTTCAAAGAAGATTGTTCAACGCAACCGTAAAACAGCCGTACGCGAGGAAATAAGCTATCAATCGCAAAACATGGGTAATCTATCCAAAAATAAAAAAAGACGCTTCAAGCGTGAAAATAAGGCCCTATCAGAGCCAAATTACAAACCTAACGGAGATGTTTCTTACATTCCGTGGCAAGACAGATTACTAGCCAATTCGGATCAGGCGGTTAATCGGATTAACACCAAGGTTAACAAGGTAATTAACCAAGGAATGACCGGTCAGGACGTCAACGGGAAACTATTCCCTAGCAGTCCGACCCAATCCGTAAACACTAACCTAAGAAACGAGATTACCGCGATTGACTACAAGTTAAAACGGATTGCCAGGACGGAAGCTGCACGATTAGAGGATGAAGTTACGGAAAGCCGGTTTAAAACTGAAAAGGTCAAGTGGTTTGATTGGGTAACCGAACCTGGAGCGTGCAAAAAGTGTATTAATCTGTTTTATGACGGTCCCTATGAGGTAGGGGCGCCAGACAGTCCACGAATACCAGACGACTCCCACCCTAACTGCCGTTGTCGAAGAATTCCGCACATTGAGTCGGAAGATGATGAAAAGAGCGACAGCACCAAAAGGAAAGCTTTTCTTGCGGGGGCAGTATCTGCTAGCTCGAATAAATCAGAAGATGAAGGTAGCGCTAATGACAGCAAAGAAAAAAACGGTTATAATGGTGATGAGGATTTAGAATGGGAACAAGCAACATTCCCTAGTCAAAAATCTTTTAAAGGTCACTATAAAAAACACGGCTTTCAGTTTAACGTTTCTACGAAAGAAGAGTTTTTACAAATAGCTACAAACCTTTTAAAGTTAGACACTAGCAGTGATGTGTTGGGGTATCAAACAAAAGACAGACGCGTGAGATTTGATTTAAATAATGGAACTTATGTTTTAGGTAATCCAGAAACATACACGGTAATTACTATGTTTAAGCCGGATGAAGGAGTTGAGTATTATTATGGAGAATTCAAAAAAGACATGGAAAATTGATGGATATACTTGGTTACATTGTCCCGTTTGCGGTAAAGAAGTTATGGATTACGATATTTGTGACAACTGCGGATGGCAAAATACAGGGATTATAAACCATGATGGCGGACCTAACTGTATGACTTTAGAAGAAGCTAAAAAAGCTTATGCCGAGGGACGTGAAATAAACTAACGTGTCAAGGACGATGAAACAAGATGAATAAGTTAGATAAATTAAGCGATTTAATCGAGTCAATGGAGACTCAAATGGAGATTACATTTAATTGTGATAATGTTCCTTATTTCTTAGAGCCGGACTATATAGATGATTTAAACATAAAAGGTTGGATTCTCAATGACAATAAAAGTTTTAGTAGACAAAAGATTGCCAGCACAAATCCTAAAGAGGTGTTACAGTTGGCATTATTGGAAAATGGACAGAGTATCCTTTCTCAATGGAAAAAATTAGATATGAAAATTTATTGAACAATACGAATTACAGATAAACAGTATTATGACACTTTGAAGATGTTGTCTGAAGATAAATTTATAGCTGGTATTGAATTTTTTGACGCCATACCACCTGATTATAGCTTGGTAAACGACCCAAGTAATTGGCGGATAACTCGTTTAGGCATTGAATATTTCAAGGAAAACAGCTTAATCAGAAAAACGTATAAACAACTAAAGGAAATCAAAGATTGGTTACCTTTAACTTAGCACTTACAGATTTGTAGGTGCTTTTTTTATGCCCAAAACATGCTGACGGCGTTAAAAGCTGCAAGGAATAAACAGTCATACAAGACTATAAAAAGGAGGGGCAAATCATGCCTAATGAAGCAAACGGGAACGAATCGCAAGAAACTATCGTGACGCAAAACGGTCAAGAAGGCCAAACAGATCGGACTAACGAAACGAATGGTAACGAAGATTCAAACAATCAAACCAGAACTTTCACGCAAGACCAAGTAAACGAAATGGTTAAGTCCCGGCTCGAACGGGAACGTGCAAAAATGCAAGAAGAAGCCATGAACAAAGCACGTGAAGAAATGCAAAACCAACAAAGTGAAGCTATCCGCCTTAAAGATATGAATGCCAAAGAACGGCAAGCATACGAAATTAAAAAACGGGATGACAGATTGGCAGAGTTGGAAGCAAAGCTTAACCGCCAGGAAATGGAACGTCAAGCTATGGATATGTTATCTGAAAAAGGTATCAATGCAGATAGCGAGACTCTTAACATGGTCGTAGCCGATACCGCGGAAGAAACTAAGGCTAGAATTGAAAAGTTTGATAACTTGTTAACGGAACGCGCGCTTGCCGCTAACAAGGACCGTTTCAAGAAACAAACGCCAACCGATAAACCGGCCGGCGAAGAAGTGAGCGAAAAGGAATTTGGAAGTATGAACTACAAAGAACGAGTTCAATTCAAAAACGCCAACCCTGAACGCTACAACGAATTAATTAAGAACTTTATGTAAAAATACGAGGAGGGTATAAAATGCCAACAACTTTAAGCGATGATGTGTTAGATCCACAAGTATTAGCGCCAATGGTAAGCGCACAATTAGTAGCAAATTTGGTTTTTGCCGATTTAGTCGACATTGACCGCACTTTAGAAGGTCGCCCTGGTAGCACAGTAGAATTCCCTAGCTTTAACTACGTTGGAGATGCCGAAGACGTAGAAGAAGGAGTAGCAATCGAACCAGAAAAGCTAACTTTCGGGTCAACTGCTGCAACTATCAAAGAAATTGGTAAGGGTATCGGTGTAACTGACAAGGCTATGTTAACTGGCTACGGCGACATCGGTGGAGAAATTTCAAAACAGTTAGGTTTATCGTTAGCCAACAAGACTGATAACGATATTAAGGACGCGTTCCTATCTGCTACACAAACGCAAACAACGACTGCAACGGTTGACGGTTTGCAAGAAGCGGTAGACAACTATGCTTTGGAAGACAACGTAACATTGGTATTAGTTGCTAGTCCCAAAGCCGCCGGTAAATTACGTTTAAACGCTGCAAAGGACTGGTTACGCGGTTCCGAAATGGGTTCCAAAATCGTTGCAACTGGTACCATGGGAGAGGTAAACGGTGTGCAAATCGTACGTTCGCGTAAGTTAGACGATAACACGGCTATTTTAATCAAAATGCCTAGTTCCGCAGACGACAAACCTGCAGTTAAGCTTATGATGAAACGCGGTGTGAAAATTGAACCAGAACGTCATGCTTCAACACGTACTACCGAATACTACGCCACAGCTCACGAAGCACCTTACTTGTTTGACCCTTCAAAAGTAATCAAGATTACTTGGTCTGACATTACATCTGGCGGTAAGGGTACAGACGGTGCACCAGAACCTAAAACACGTGATACGGTAGCAAAGAATGTTAAGAAGACTACTGCTAAAGCTGCAACTGGTTCGTCTAGCAAGTAGCATGAAATAAAGGAGGGATCTTAATGGACCAATCAACAAAAAGTACAGAGGTTTCTGAAAGTGAAGTAACTTCTAAAGTTGAAAAACAAGAGTCAATCTATCGCCGAGTCTACTTCCACTAACCCTTCCGCTAGCGAAAGTAAATCATTGAGCGCTTTTGAAATCAAAAAGCTCAAGTGAATCACAATCAGAAAGTGTTTCTAAGAGCGAATCACAATCGGAATCAAATTCCGTTAAGAAGCAATCAGAAAATGTAACATCTGAAAGCAAACCTACACCCAAAAAGGAATTCCAAAACCCGGTTGACTTAATCGGGGATGTTCCTGGCCCTGTGATGTACAAAAACGCTTATGGCCAACTTAAAAAGGCACGCTTTCAACCGCCTTATCCTACACCTTTGTCCATCACACCCCATGTTTGGACAGAAGATGATACGATTTATGGCATTGCCGAAGACTATGGTGTTTCCTTGCAATGGATCCGTCGTTGTAACCGAATGGAGTACGAGGCAATGTTCAAAATCAAACCGGGGAAAGTTTTGAAGTTTGCATATACGCCGCATGATGTCGATTATGTTATCAAGCGACTTTAAATTTGACGAAGCGGTTGCGGACGTGCAAAAAAAGATTAGCATGTTTCCGGCTATCACAGACACGTTAACCAAGTTTGACACAGACTCTTTGCAATTTTTAAGCACAGAGGCGCTTAAACAAGCTGGAATGGACGGTTTTAACGATGATAATGTGATTATGCCGGCCGCTCTTTTAGTGGCGCATTATTGCGCTTTATCCGCTGATACAAGCGGAAACATCCAAGAACAAACCGCCGACGTTTTGACACAGAAATTTTTTGATCGTAACGGGTCGGATAATTTTTTAGTCGAGTACAAGCGTTTGAAAAAATCGATATCGCGCGGCGTGATTAGATTTTTGTAAAGGCGGTGATTACTTGGAAATTCAACTCACAACGTCGGTTTCCGGAGACTTGGGAATTACCGAAATGGTCCAAAAGTTGGAACAATTAGACGGGACCAAAGTGGAAGCAGGGCTCTTTGGTGGGATGAACCGAAATAAAGCTATATGGAACGAATATGGCACGTCGAGAGGTATTCCGGCGCGTCCTTTTTTACGTACTGCGCTTTATGAAAATGAGGGACGTTTCGCTGCATTTATTAGTCCATTTATCGCAGGTATCTTAAACGGAGGGTCCGTCGCAAATGTGGGAGCTAAGTTAGGTCCATTTATGGTTATGAGTATCCAAAGGACGATTGCTAGCGGAGGTTTCGCCCCTAACGCACCGGCAACGGTAGCTAAAAAGGGTCATGGCAAACCGCTTATTGATAGTGGTAGCATGTATGGTTCTATTGAATGGAGGCAAGAATAATGCCTTTTTACATTGATATGACCGGGGTTTTGAACGCATTCAAGACTGAGGTTACCTTTTATCAAGAAAAAAGTGGTTACGATGATTTCGGTCGCTGGCAAACCGAGGAGGAAACCAAGAAAACCGTTTATGAACCTTTTGTGCCTAATAATCGGCAAGGACTGTATAGCATTGTTACCGCACTTAGAGAAACGGGTAAAACATCCCAATACAACGCGGTTTGGATATCTGCAGAAACGGTAGAACCAAATACCAGAGTCGAACACAAAGGGAAGTTTTATCGCGTTTCAGACGTAAAGGACCTTACAGATTACAGCAACGTGACTATTTACTACTTGGAAAGCGAGGAAAAAACAGATGGAAACGTATGATTATTTGGCGCTGTATCGTGTTTTTAGCCGTGTTACCAAGGAACAAATGGGATTAAGGCTAATTGAACTTTACGGCAACGGTAAGGCACCAGAGCCACCTTATATCGCGTTCGATATCATTAGTCCACGTATTCCGAATAACTATTTGGAAGATGACCGAGTTTTTGAGGCGGTAGTTTCATTTACGGTTTACGCCAAAGATAAATTAGAAGCTTTAAACACGGTTAATAAGTTGCGGGTAGTGATTGACAACCAAACATCCCAGGATATTTACGCAAAAGAAAATATAAGCGTTGTTGAAAAAATGCAGACTCAAACACGATATGTGGACGAAACAACAAATTACGCCTATATGTTTGGGTTTGACATGCGGTTAAGACTTGTCGAGACCTACCAAGAAGACACATCAGTAATTGAAGAAATTAATTTAAAGGAGAATTAAAATGGCTGAAACATTATCAGACGTACAAGTTGTACTTAATATTGAAAATCCTAGCGTTCCCGTAAACATGGGGAACTTAGCCGTCTTTGTCAAAGGTAACAAAGATGGCGCGAAATCGTATTATTCCTTGGACGACGTTGTATCAGACTACAACGACAATGTCGCTTTGCAAAAAGCTGCAGAAGGTTTCTTTGCCCAAGGAGAACACGGAGAAAAATTCATTGTAGTAACCTACGCTGACAAATTAACTTTGGCGGCAGACATGTTCTACACTGAAGGTTGGGAATTCGCTATGTTAGTCCCAGGAACGGATAACAGTTCTTACATGACTGATTTATCAGCACTTGCTGCATACACAGAAGGTAAGGCAGAACGCTTTATCGTTTACGGTTTACCAGCAACTAGCGATAGCGTTGATAATGTAGAAACTACTGTCAACACTCTCGGCGGTGGCAAACGTGCGATTGTATTTGCATCAGGTAAGGATGCTACCGAAGCTACTTATGGTGCTGCCGCTTTAGTAGGTGCTGTGGGTAACAAGACTGTTGGGTCTGTGACATGGAAGTTCCGCACCGTTGGTGGTGTGAAACCTGTTAACTTGAACGTGACTCAAATCAAGAAGTTACATGAAGCGCACGTATTCACATACGTAACTAAGGCTAATATTAACCAAACATCAGAAGGTTTCACTTTAGCAGGAGAATTCATTGACGCCTTACACGGTGACGACTGGATTAAAGCTTCTATCGAAACGCAATTACAACAACTTTTATCCAACTCTAATAAGGTTACTTACGACGCGGTTGGTATCGCTCAAATCGACGCTACTGTAACTACGGTTTTAGCAAATGCAACCACTAACGGCATTATCGAACCTAATGCAGAAACTGGTGCAGGTACCTTTACGGTGACTACCGTTTCTCGTGCAGACAGTCCTGCGGGTGATATTAGCGCTCGTCGTTACAATGGTTTATCGTTCGAATACACTCGTTCCAGTGCTATCCACTCTGTGAAAGTACACGGACAAATCAACTTATAGGAGGTTATTGAATAATGAGTTTAGAATACATTTACAATGCCAAAGATGTTCACATTTCAGTAGATGGTCGAGTAGTACAAGGTTTCCAAGACGGCGATATGTTTACCGCGCAAGTTAAAGAAGACCGAGTACAAACCGAAGTTGATGCTCAAGGGGAACCTTCCGTAGCTATCAACAACAACCGTTTAGGCCAAGTTACCGTTAACTTGTCTGGTAACTCTGCAGACCACAAGCGTCTTAATAAATTGGCGAATACAAGCAAGGTATTCCCTTTGGTTATTACCACACCTTACGAAAAGATTACTTGCGACCAATGTATTATTGCTCGTCCAGCAGAAGCAGCTTTTGGTAAACAAACACCAAAACGGACTTACACCATTGAAGCTTTAGATCTTCATGTAGAAGTCTTGTAATTTCAGCGACTAAGGGTGCAACTCCCTTAGTTGTTTTAGTCCATTAGGACAACTTTTAGATTTTATTTTTTATAGGAGGTTATTCCCATGAGTAACAAAGCAGAACAAACAGAAACTAAGAAAACAACCAAGGCAGTTAAGAAAATTATGCCAGTAGAAGTAGACCGTTTAGGTGAAAACGAAGATTATGTATACACTGACAAAAATGGAGCGGAATGGAAATACACTTTCCAATTCCCAGGAGTACGCAAGGCTTACGAAATTTTAGATAACGCAACAATGGCAAATGGTCAAATTGCGCGGTCAATCTATTTTGACGAAATGATTCAAAATGTAATTGTTGAACCTGCCGGCTTAACTTTAGATGATTTTGACGACCGTCCAGGTTTAGACGAACTTTACACAGCCTTAGACTTGTTTCTTGGCGCACGGATTAGCGACTAAATCGCCGTACGATGTTAAAAAACAAGTAGAAGATAACTGGTGGTTTTGGTTTCCAATTGTAGCCGGAGTGGCTACAAAAGAAGAAATGGAAAAAGCCACTAGCGAAGAAGTACAAATCTTCAATAAAGTAGCAGAACTCAAGCAACAAATGCAACAGCCAAGAGGAGGTGACGGCGAATGAGTAACGAAGCAACAATTACGGCAAACATAAAGGTCACCGGTTTATCAAGTTTAGTACAAGCCAATGAAGCTGCGGAAAAGTTAAAAGCAACCTTATCCAGTCTTAATGGAGGAGGTGCTAGCTTTTCTGGTTTGAATAATAGCTTGCGAGCTATGGAAAACCATATCAAACGGATAACGACAGACCTTAAAGAATTGAATACCGCCGGAAATCAAAGTAAGGTGGGAAACAATTTAGCTGAAGGTATGACTAAAGCTAACGAGGCTATCAACAAAACCAAGACAAGTCTTAAAGAAATTGGAGCAGTCAATACTCAAACGGCCGGCACCAGACTTAGTGAAGGAATTTCAAAAGCAAACACAACTTTTGGAAAATATGAAAGTTCCATCAAAGCGTCGCAATCTGCCGAAAGAGAGTTAGCCAACGCGGCTAAACAAGTGGCTTCCGCCGAAAAAGAAGCGACTTCCGCAGCGGAAAAGGGGGCTAATGCTCGTAAGCAATCGGTAAATGCCAATAATCAAGCGCTAAGAGAAGAAAAGCAAGCCCAACAAGCTCAAGCTTCCATGATGTCAGCCTATGCCGGTGGCGGTAATGGTGGCAAAAAAGAGCCTGGGAAATTTATGTCAGCCCTTAAAGAGTCGGTTGGGATGTTTACGCTTGGCCAACTTGGAGCAAACGCTGTTATGGGCGGAGTTGAAGGTATTAAAAATGTATTCAAAGGCGGGTTGGATTACATCAGCACGCAACAAGCCTCACAAGTTTCTTGGGCTTCTAATGCACGATCAGTTAATCAGCTTTTAGGCCGTAACATCTCTAATAAGCAAGCAAATAATTTCGCTAGCGGAATGGTTACCGATGTTGGTAATTTAGCACGTTCCGCAGGGAATGATTACAAACAAGTTTCTGATGCCGCTCTTGCATTCTACGCAACTGGTGCTGGTGTTTCCACCGCTGGGAACAAAAAGAAAACCTTGCAGTTAACGAATGACATGCTTAACTTGCAAGACGCCGGCGGTCTTAACGATGAAGAAATGGGACGCTTCATTCAATCCGTAGCTAAGTCGTTAGACCAAGATAAGATTGACGGCAAACGTCTCCAACAGTTAAAACAGTTTAACCCAAACATCGACGAATACCTTAACAAAGCTTATAAAAAGCGTACGGGTCACGATGCCAAAAGTGCCAACGATTACACGGGGGATGACCTGGTAAATGCCATTCATGCCGCTGGTACAGCTCCAGGGGTTGCCGACGCTTCAAGGCGTATGAACCAAAGTCTAGCAGGGGTCCAACGTTCCATTAAATATGGTTCAATCGCTATGGCGGGAGAATTTGAAAAGAAACTTGCTACTAGCCTAAACAAGGCCTTTGGTGGTGATGGAAAGCTTTTCTCTAAAATTACCGGATGGATGAATGATCCTAAGAAAACTAGCGCTTTTGTCAACAAAGCGGCAGAGACAACTAGTGGGGTAATAACCACTACTGGGAAAATTGGTCGTGAAGCTTGGAATGTTGGCTCGGATATTTTCAAAGCGGTTCAACCTTACGCAAAAAGCTTTGGTCAAGGATTCGTTAGCGAAATTAAGTCCATTGCAAGTGGTGTAAAAAGCGCATACGGCACGCTTAAAGGTTATGCAAGTAAGCTGTCTAACTTATTGCCAAAGGACGCTACAAACAATTTACAAGGCTTGTCTAATGCGCTTGGTAAGATTACGGGTGGTTTAGTAGGATTGAGATTCCTTAATAAATTACCTGGCATGAGTGGGTTAGTTTCTAAAATGGTGACACCAGTCATGAATTTGATTGGGAAAATTCCAGTAGTCGGGAAAACCTTAAGTGGGGTTATTAGCAAAATTACTGGCATTAAGCCAACGCAAGAATTAAGTGCAGCCGGCAAGATGCAAAGTGCCGCAGATACCATGATGAGTGCCGCTAACCGAATGAACGGTGGTAATGGTAATAATCGTTTAGGAAACGAGATTAACGGTCCAAAGGGAAATCGAGCCGGAATGTCTCTCGTAGACTCAAACGGGCGAGTAATTGATATAGCTGATGGCATGGGCGGTAGTTTCTACCGCACCGCAAATGGAACTATCAAACGCACCTTTAAAGGTAACGGCAATTTCAGCGGAACTTTCAATCCGTACTTAGGTATGGATTACGTTCCTGGAACGAAGTTGGGAACACGTATGGGTCGTTACCACAACGGTCGAGTTGTAGCCCCAGCACCTAGGTCAACGGCCCTTATCGCTAAAGGTGAGGAGCTACTTGAAAGTGCAACGGCTGCGCAAATGGCTTCCGAAAGTTCTAGAGTTGCTAGAAGAGTTACCACGGGAATTGGAGGACGTGCAAGTTTAGCACTAACCAAGCTCAAAGGTAACACCTTGATTAAGTTAGGTAACGCTGGACAATTCGTTGCTAGCCACGGTGGAAACTTTATCGCTCGTGGGGCTATCGGAATCAAGAATGGACTTGGCGCACTTGGTAAAAGTGGTGCCGGACTAAACCTTGCTTTTGGTGCTATCGACCTTGCTAATTCATTCGCAACTACCAAATCTGGAACGCTAGCAAGACACAAAGCTGTCGGTGGTTCCATAGGTGCAACATCTGGTTCCATTGCCGGTGGTGCTTTAGGAACCTTACTAGGTCCTGCCGGGACAATGATTGGTGCCACTGCAGGCGGAATGCTTGGTAACGTAATCGGTAATTGGGCCGGCGGGTTGTTTGGTGGATCTAAAACACCAACGCAAAAACGGCCAAGTCACGGTCAACAAGTGGCCACAGCGCAAGCTAAAGCTCAAGAAAATTTTGACCGAAAGAATTACGCTAACGATTATGCGACAAGATTCGGTGTTAATTCCGATGGCACTCAAAAAAGCTCAGCTGAAATTAAGAGTCTTAAGCTGAGGCTAAGCGTGGTTACAACTTATCCAACCGCGCTTCTAAGTCAACCTCTGCCAAAACACAAGAAGCAGCTTTAAATTATCAGCAAGCAGTGCAGAACGGTGATTATGGTGCAGCGAAAAAGTACCAAGCGCAAATGCAAAAGCGCATCACCAAAGAAGATGCTAGTGATGTATCCAAGGCACAGAGAAAAGTTTCTAAGGCGACATCCGCTAAGAATAAAGCTTACAAGGACGCATACAAAGCCAATCTGGAAGCAGTTAAGCGAAATAATCCTAACTTAACCAATAAGCAAGCAAGGAGCTTGGCCAAGGCTAACGCTAAGAATGACAAAGCTTATAAGCAAGCTTCTAAAAAGGAAGCTGAAGCGATTAAGAAGCGTGAAAAAGCTCTTAAGAATTACGAAAAGGATACCGGCAAGAAGTATGGCACAAAGTCAACCGGATCCAAGAGTAAGTCAAAAACAAGAGGCAGTTCAAGCTCCAAAAAGGCTACTGCGAAACTTAAGGCTAAAACTTCCGGTGAAAAGAAAGTTAAGAAACTATCTGACAGCGTTAAGAAAGCCTCAAAAGGTAAGAATAATGTCAAGGTTAAAGCCAAGACGTCTGGTGGAAAAAAGGTCAAGAAGTTATCTGATAATGTAAAGAAGGCTTCTAAAGGCAAAAACAACGTTAAAGTTAAAGCTAAAGTTTCGGGCGACAAGAAGGTCAAGAACTTATCTAAGAGTGCCAAGAAACTTAAGAATAAAAACGTTAAGGTTAAGGCTAAGGTTTCCGGAGATAAGAAAGTCAAAAAATTATCAAAAGAAACCAAGAAACTTAAGAACAAAAATCTCAAAGTTAAAGCTAAAGTCTCTGGTGACAAGAAAGTCAAAACACTTTCCAAAAACACCAAGAAGCTTAAAAACAAGAACGTCAAGGTTAAAGCTAGAGTTTCAGGCGACAAGAAAGTTAAGAGTCTGTCAAAAGAAACTAAAAAGCTCAAAAATAAGAACGTTAAGGTTAGAGCTGGTGTTAGTGGCCAAAGCAAGGCTAAATCATTAGCTAGCGCAATCAAGAAACTAAAGTCAAAGTCTGTTAAAGTGACTGCCCACGTATCAGGATCAACTGGGAAAATTAAGAGCTTAAACTCTGCGATTCGTTCGTTAAGAGGCAAAACCGTTAAGGCGGGTGCTAACGTATCGGGTACAGGTAAGGTTAAATCACTATCAAGTGCAATTAATGCGGTTAAGAGTAAAACCGTTCAAGTGACCGCTAGTGTTACAGGAACGGCCAAAGTCAAGGCATTAACCGCAGCAATTAACGCTTTGAAAGGAAAATCTGTCAATGTTACTGCTAATGTTAATGGACTTGGCCAAGTTCGGTCTTTGGTGTCTGCGATTGCTTCCGTGCACTCTAAGAGTGTGACGATTTCAGCGCACATGGTTAAATCTGGTGGTTTGGCAACTGGTACACCTGGAGCCACATCAGCTTTCAGAGGTGCTTTAGCAAGTGGTACACCGGCTTCAACAACTACTAAATGGAGTTCTAACGGTGGCGCCAAAGCCGGTACCTACCTAGTGAATGACGCTCCGGGGCCTAATTACGTTGAAGCTTTCAAGCTTAAAAATGGCCTTATCGGTCTATTCCCTAAGCAAAGAAACATCGTAGTTCCGTTGCCCGAAGGAACCCAGGTGCTTAATGGTAAGGAAACCAAAAGATTGTTCCCTCGCTTAGCCGAAGGGACACCTAAATTTGGTAAGGTATTGCCACAACCAAAGGCTATGGCATATAACACGCCAGAATTGCGCTTAGAGCGTTTAGAAACGGGTACACCTACCTTTGACATGGGAACGATTGAAAATAACTTCAAGACTTCAAATAAGACGGTTAATAATGTATCTCGAAGTGCCAAGAGCTCAAGCAAATCTCGGAACGTTGTTGTTAATATGACAAACAATTTCACCATCAATGCTCAAGGAAACGGTCAAACAGATTGGCAATCAGTCATAGACAAAATCTCGAATGCTATTGGTGAAAAGTTCCGTCAACAATTCCCGCAGGTTGAAATTTAGGAGGTGGAAGCATGGCCAAATTAACAGACGGAAAGAAAACCGTTGAAATCTTTGCTTTAAGCGAAGAAGAAAGCATAGAAAATAAAGTTTCTCAATACCCCGTGCAATCTGGAAATCCGATTACCGACCACACACAACGCGAAAGTTTTACTGAGACTTTCAGCGGGTGGATTAAAGGTAAGGATCATAATGAAATTAATGATAAATGGTCTCAGCTTATGAATTGGCAGTATGCTGGGGCCAGTTTGACTTGGCATGGGGCTATTATTCATGGGAACTTGATGTTAACTAACATTACTAAGACGTATGAGGATGGCGGGTTTAAAAACGCTCTTAAGGTTGATTTAGAACTAAGAGAGGTTAAGACCGTCTCTGCATCATATGCAGCAGTTAAACATGTTGGGCCAGTTAATCCACCGAAACCTAAGGCCAATCCAGCTGTTTATGTGACGGTTGTTCCAGGTAACACTTATTGGGCTGGTGGAGAAAGTATGGAACACCTATCCAAACACTTAGAAACTGGAACCACTGGCAGATAGGTTTATCCCGGTGGGTGCGAGAGCGAGGGTTAAGTAATGAGTAATCGAAGGAAATATGAACTAGACATCAGTCAAGTACCACTAAAGTTTGAAACGACCTTTGGTAACGAAACGTTCACTATCCAGCTAAACTATAATTCGGTTGGTGATTTTTACACTGCCGATTTATATAATGCGAACAACGAACCTTTAATTTTAGGTGAGAAACTTGTTTACGGAAAACGGCTGTGGTCAGGATATGTCATGTTTGAGCTTCCAGCCGTGGATTTAATCCCTCTCGATGAAAGTGGACTAACCAATGTATGCAACAAAGCAACGTTTGGGGGAAACAGTATTTC